TGTATTAATCATCAATTTTGATGAATCACTAAAATTCCTTCTACCAGAAGGGGAAGTACCATTTGATGCTAATGATGCACCTGCAGGTACAGATCATACTCGTTTAGATCACGAGTATCGTGGACTATACAGGTTCTTCAAAGGTGGAGATGGTTCCATCAAAGGTATGAGACGTGAACAAATGTTTGTTCAGTTATTAGAGGGACTTCATAAAGATGAAGCAAATCTACTCGTATCCGCATGTAATAAGGATCTACAATCAAAGTATAGAATCACAAAACAGGCAGTATCTGAAGCATTCCCTTCAATTGAATGGGGTAATAGAGGATGATATGGGAAAGTAATGATGAGGTCGCTCAATTAAAAGACAAATATTCTTTAGTCGTCCTCAATGTTGCTTGCACTTTAGAGGAAGCAAAAAACAAGAAATTACCTACTAATTCATACTTGGTTCAGTATCTTGATATGAAAAAAGGTTCTGAACATTATGAAGATCATTATGACATCGTAATGGGAACTAAGGTAAACATTTTTGATTGTTACTAAGACAAAATCGGAAAAAGACTTAAATCAATCGGATATACAGGAGGATCAGTCAATCCCAATCAATTCGATACCAAATCATATCTCAAAAAAAGCAACTGATCTCTTCGCTAAGAAAAGATCAGACTTTAACTTTGAATCTAAAACTACAGATCTAGAAGATCTTGCTGACGAACTATTTGATGCCTTATATGATCATACAAATAAATAATGAAACAGACCTATTGACTCACATAAGAGAATACGAACGCATTGCCAATGGGCAAAATCGGGAAACCGAGTGTATGCGTTCCTTTTTGCTCTTTTGGAATCAGTATCCAGTTGGGTCACAGGCAGTAATAAACGAGTGGATAGGATTTAGAACCCACCATGAAAGACAAAAAAGCAGCAAAAAAATTAATAAAACGAGCTAAAGAACACCCTGATTGGTATACCAAGCAAGAAGCATGGTATGCTAAAATGATTAAAAATGAAAGTAAAATTAGTAACAGTAACACCAGACGCAGAAAAGACTATGGGTTACGTGGCGAGAGTGAGCAATCCAAAGAATCAAAACAATCCAACCGTGGATGGTTTATTGGGTTATTGCATAAAGCACGGTCACTGGTCGGTCTTTGAGCAAGCACATATGACACTTGAGATCGAGACCACAAGAGGTCTTGCTGCTCAGATACTACGACACCGTAGTTTTACATTTCAAGAGTTTAGTCAAAGATATGCTGACACTAATCTATTAGCAGAGGAGATTCCTATGTTTGATCTCCGACATCAGGATACCAAGAATAGACAAAATAGTACAGATGACGTACCGAAGAACAAAAAACAAGATCTCCAATACAAAATTGCTCTCCATTTTGTTGAAGCGATGGATCTTTACAACGAACTCCTCGCTTCGGGTATTGCGAAGGAATGTGCGAGATTTGTTCTCCCGTTAGCAACACCGACCAGACTATACATGACGGGTAGTGTTCGGTCATGGATTCACTATATAGATTTAAGAAGTGCACACGGAACACAAAAAGAACATATGGACTTAGTACACGAGGTAAGGCAGATCTTTAAACAGCAGTTTCCTATCTGTAGTAAAGCATTAAACTGGGAGTACAGATAATGCCACAATACGATGTTAAGCATTTAAAGACAGGTGAGACCAAACAACTCAATCTCACCATTTCTGCATATGAACAGTGGAAAGAGGATAATCCCGAATGGGATAAAGATTGGCAAGCAGGTGTAGCATCTGCAGTCAGTGAAGTTGGTGACTATCAAAACAAACTTCCTCAAGGTTTTAAAGATCGTTTAAACAACGTCAAGAAACACCACCCTTACGCTAAATTCGAGAAAATTTAATGCCAGTTAAAAGCAAGAAACAACCTACAATGGTTGGATTATCTACAAGACAAATGAGACGTAAACCTATCGGAGCTGAACACTTATTAGATATTAAACCTCTTACACCATCACAAGAGAAGGTGTTTGATGCGTGGGACAAAAAGAAAAATTTATTCTTATTTGGTGCTGCAGGTACTGGTAAGTCATTCATAACCATATATCTTGCACTTAAGGAGATCTTAGATCCCAAGTCACCATATGAGAAACTATACATCGTAAGATCTTTGGTTCCTACCAGAGAAATTGGTTTCCTACCAGGCGATCATGAAGACAAAGCTAACTTATATCAGATTCCATACAAAAATATGGTAAGATATATGTTTGAGATGCCCGATGAAGCATCATTTAATATGCTCTATGGCAATCTTAAAGCACAAGAAACTATTAGTTTCTGGTCTACAAGTTTCATTCGTGGAACTACCATAGATAACAGTATAGTCTTAGTGGATGAATCAGAGAACCTCAACTTCCACGAACTTGACTCTATTATTACACGTCTAGGAGTTAATAGTAAGATTGTATTTGCAGGTGACGCTGCACAAACTGACTTGACTAAAGCACATGAGAAAACAGGTATCATGGACTTTAAAAAGATTATTGATGATATGGATGAATTTGCAAGCATTGAATTCAATGTTCAAGATATCGTTAGATCTGGTCTAGTCAAATCCTATTTGATTAGTAAACTGAATCTTGGCATTTAAACATTTAGACATACATAACTTTCCAGAGTTAAAAGCAACAACAACTAAACAGGGTAGGAGGTATCTCGTTGATGGTACGTCCTACCCTTCTGTTACAACTGTGATAGGTCATTCTAAAAAGAAATCTATCATGGAGTGGAGAAATAGAGTTGGTGAGGAGGAAGCAAATAGGATATCAAAACGTGCTTCTACTCGTGGTAATAAGTGCCATAAACTTGCTGAACTATACTTATTAAATGAGAGTATTAGTAAATATAAGGATGATCCACTATCCATGGGGTTATTTTACCAGATTAAACCCTACCTAGATAGTATTAACAACATACATGCCCTCGAATCATCATTATGTTCTAATGTGTTGAAGTTGGCAGGTCGAGTGGATTGTATTGCTGAGTATAAGGGAGAACTTGCTATTATTGATTTCAAAACGAGTACAAAGGAGAAACGTGAAGAATGGATACACGACTACTTTGCACAAGAGACAGCATATGCTATAATGTTTCAAGAGTTAACTGGATTAATGCCAAAGAAACTCGTAACAATCATTGCCTGCGAAACAGGCACACCTCAAGTATTTGAAATTTATGACAAGTTTAAGTATGCTCGAAAACTCAAAGAGTACATCGACACCTACAAAGGAGCCTACGGTGAGTGGTAAAATAGATGAAGTTTTTGAAGAGAATTTCATGACATCAGCAAAGTTTTCTGTAGAGATAGAAAAGATCGTGAAGGATTCTAATCTAAACTATATTGAAGCTGTTGTTCAGTTTTGCGAAGATAAAAATATAGAACTAACTGGTATCAATAAACTGATATCAAAACCATTAAAAGAGAAATTAAAGTTTGATGCACAACGTCTAAATTTTATGAAACGCACAAGCAAAGGGTTTTTGAAACTGTGACAGGTTTTGAAGTTTACAAGATGTATCTTGCTCTGAAACTTCATTTTACTTCCGACAGTTATGATTATTTCCAATACGGTGGAAATGCTAAGGCATCACAGACTTCTTTTGACCAAAGAAAAGATAAGTTCTTTTTTGTCAAACTCTCAAGGAAGTTTAAGGACTTCGAGTTACGCGAATTTTTTGTAGCTAACTTTATCTCAGAGGATAAGGTATATCCTGCAACTTTAGTCAGAGAGGGTGCCAAGAATTATTCTGATTATATTAAACGCAAAGAATCTCTAAGTTACAGGTTCAGAGAAGATTGTGAGGTACTATATGATATGTGTGATAACTTCGATGATCTGTTCAGTGTAACATCAGTTCATCCCCCCTTGATAAAAGCACAGTTGGGTGGTAGAATAAGTATTGAAACACTCACCATATTCAACAAGATCTTCCACTTTATCTCAGATTTTGATAGAATCATCAAAGACGAGATAGTCTGGAAACCACTTCGTAACAAGGTGGTGAAGTACGACCCATTTCTGAGTGTAGACTTGGGTAAATATAAGAGTATCATCAAATCACAGTACGTATGAAGTTTTTCGAGTCTGACGTAGTTCGTGACGAACTAAACAGAATGCAAGATCTATATCTAGAGATCAACAAGATGGGGTTAATGCTTACAACACCTCAGAAAAGAGAACAGCTAGACAAAATGATTGAGTTGATAAACCTCCAACAGACTATGTACATGCGTGTTACACTATCTGACGACCCTGATGCCAGAACCATGGTGGAGCAAGTAAGAAATGCTGCAACAATGCTCGGTATGAATCCAAATGATGTAAACCACACATTTTATGATACACTTAGAGACAATGTACAAGAAATGATCGACAAATTACCTACATAACTGTATAATCTGATGCACTTAATTATTTTAGGAGTAGCAATCATACTGATTGTTGCTATCATCTGTACTTTAGTTCTATACGACCCACACAGATGAAATTAACACAAGAAGTTATCGACCAGATACAAGAAGCAATGCTACACACCAAGAAGGATGGCACTGTTAACTGGAAAGATACTGATGAGATTGAGGTCAATTTAGCAGGAACATTCGCTGCTGACAGGTTTATTGTTATTAAGAACAAGACTAAAGACCCAGTGGTTTCTGCTGAACCACATCCCAACTTTGACTACGAAAAGAAGGAGTTTAAAACCGAATGAGACTAGCCGTACTGTGTTCTGGAAATGGAAGTAATTTCGAGAATATTGTGCGAACGTGTAGATCTGACGAAGTTGTGTTGATGATCCATAACAAAAAGAAGTGTGGAGCAGCAAAGAGAGCAGATAAGTTAGGAATACCTCATTCATATATCGAATCTACTGATGAAATCAATATGATTCGACTTATTCAAGCATGGAATGTAGACCTGATAGTATTAGCAGGTTGGATGCGAATTGTTACAAAAGATTTCATAGAAGCGTTTCGTGGTAGAATAATTAATGTACACCCTTCACTTTTACCTAAGTATAAGGGGTTACATGCAATAGAACAGGCAATGGACGCAGGTGAAACTGAGACTGGTGCAACTGTTCATTACGTAAACGAAGAACTTGATGGTGGTGAAATCATCATCCAGTCTAAAGTACCCATTTTACATAATGACGATATTAAATCACTCACGAAGGCCATACAGAGACGTGAGTACGCAATCCTACCAGAGGCTATTAAACATGTTAAGCACAAACTACAGAAACCGAATAGTGGATATATGTTGCAGGATGATATCTACCGATGGGACGGTAGAATTAAAAGAAAGGATTTGGATGAACAAGCTATGCAGCAACAATAAATCTGCGAATGCCCTAGCGGGTGCTTTATTATGCCCTGATTATGTACCTCATGATTACGAGAAGTGGGATTAAAAGTTGATACTATAGATAATGAAATTAGGGTAGTTGATAATTTATTACCCAAAAAAGTATTTGAACCATTACAGCATTGGTTCACCGAGGGATGTAGATGGCAGTATTGCCCTTATATTCTAGGTGATGGTGAAGATACAGATCCTGATGCATACCAGTTTGTGCATATGTTCTGGGATCCATGTCTCGGTGTCGTATCACCAGAGATGGAACGTATCTATCCTTTAGTTCAAGTTATCAATCCTCATGTATGGTTGAGAATCAAAGCAAATCTCAACCCTAAGAAGGATAAGGTAGAAGTAAGAGACTTTCACACTGACGTAGGTCCTTACAACCATGTGACATCTATATACTATATTAATACATGTGATGGATGTACAAACTTTGAAGATGGAACTAAAGTAGAATCTGTAGCGAACAGGTTACTTACTTTCCCATCATCTAAACGTCATTCTGGTACAGCATGTAGTGACGCAAAAGCACGAATAGTGCTGAACTTAAATTATTTCCCCAATAGATTATGAACCTTTGGAAAAATTATAAAGAAGCACTATGGGAAACATTTCCCGATTTTGAAAGAACTGATCCTCTCTGGGCAGACTGGACGGGTCGAAAAGATACAAACTTAAAAGCAACGGTATACACACATGAGCACTTTATCAAAGCGAGGGAAGTTGACATCTGGGATGATACTTCTTCTATCTACAATAACATTCTTTACCCTAAAACTGGGTGTAACCTTCCCTGTTTTGGTATGGATCTTATGGGATTTAGCGAAAATAAGGTAATTATTGTTTTCGACTTTCAACATCCTGTAGAAAATTACGTGTATGAGGTAGAGAGTTTACCTAAGGCAGAGAAAGAGTATAGATTCTTTGAGATGGGTAATCACTTCTCCAAGAACATCTACGTTAGATATTGTAAGGCATCAGAGGTGGATGACTACCTACCGATGTTCAAGACTTATTTGTTGTGGTATAAACATATAATAGAAGAAGCACAACCATCTGGGTTTGATGCACACGAGACATATAGAGATTTTGACGCATATATGACACGTTTAGACCCTGTTGGAGGGTATTTGTCAGGAAAGTTTGGCAAAGAACAGGCAGAGGGGCTTGTCAATGGGTTCCTCTTCTGCTATAATAAATAGTGTGTTGGGCGACGGTTCAACACAGGGAGTGACTGAATAAACTTACTGGCAAACGCTAGTTAAGGTGATGAGACACAGGTGGTGCTGCACCGAGAGGTGAATCGACTTACCAGTCGGGTCTCAGGCAAAGAACGTATTTTACACTGTAGTAATGCCCGTTCTTTTGTCGGTACACAGTAATCCGACCTCCCACCCTTTTTTAAGGGACAATACACATAGTACACATAATACGGAGAATACGTATGTCTTTTGCTTCACTTAAGAAGTCTTCTTTCCAAGACTTACTCGCTAAAGCAGACAACCTTAACAAATCTGAGGCTAAGTCTGGACCTGACGAGAGATTATGGAAACCAGAAGTAGACAAAGCAGGTAATGGTTACGCAGTAATCAGATTTCTACCTGCACCCAATGGAGAAGACCTTCCATGGGCACAAGTTTGGACACATGCCTTCCAAGGACCAGGTGGTTGGTATATTGAGAACAGTCTAACGACTTTAGGTAAAAAGGATCCTGTTTCAGATTTAAACAGGGAACTCTGGAATTCTGGTGCAGAAGGTTCTCCACAGAGAGCACAAGCACGCAACCAGAAGCGTAAGTTAAACTATTACAGCAACATCTACGTTGTGAAAGATAGTGCAAACCCTGAGAACGAGGGCAAAGTATTCCTTTACCGTTATGGTAAGAAGATCTTTGATAAGATCATGGAATCAATGCAACCAGCATTTGAGGACGAATCACCAGTAAACCCATTCGATCTATGGAAGGGTGCTGACTTCAAACTCAAGATTACTAAGGTTGCAGGTTTCTGGAACTACGACAAGTCTGAGTTCGATGCTCCTGCTACACTAGGAGATCTTAGTGATAAAGAATTAGAGGGTATTTGGAAACAAGAACACTCATTGTCTGCATATACTGCTGATGATCAATTCAAATCTTACGAGGAACTCAAGGAACGTCTTGACAGAACTCTTAAGTCAACTTACCGTCCTGATCCAGAGACGGTTGATGAGGAAGCACCTGTACCAACACCTACTGCAGCACCAACTCCAGTAGCAACAGGATCAGATGATACCTTATCGTACTTTGCTAAATTAGCATCTGAAGACTAAATGAAAGTCTGTATCGTTGGTGGTGGGTCGTCTGGATGGATGACCGCCACCACTTTTTGTAAGAAATTAAATTATGATGTCACTCTCGTCGAAAGTCCAGACGTTCCGATCTCTGGTGTGGGTGAGAGTACATTACATCAGTTCCAACGATGGATAGATTTCGTTGGTATTAGAGATGATGAGCAAGAATTTATAAGAGAGACAGGTGGCACGATCAAACATGCCATCAAATTTACCAATTTTTTAGAAAAAAATTCTGGGTCATTTTATTACCCCTTTGGTTTATCTCCCAAAGATCCAAATGGATGGTGGAGTGAACAATTACGTACTGGTAGATTGCACCACAATGAATATGCACAGAATATCAACCATATTGCCCTACTCGCTGCAAGGAATAAGGTTGATCTGAATTCAGATTATGCATACCATTTTGATGCGATCAAGTATGGTCAGTTTTTAAAAAGAAAGTATTGCCAGAAAGTAGAACACATCCGTGCCAACGTAGTGAATTACGTTACCACAGATGAGATAAATTTCCATAGTTTAGTATTAGATGATGGTTCAGAAATAGAAGCAGATCTCTTCATAGATTGTACTGGATTTGCTGCTAAATTAATTGGTGAGTATATAGAAGAACCCTTCGTACCATTTGACCATGTACTGTTCAATGATTCTGCATGGACTACTCATATACCTTATAGAGATAAAGCAAAAGAATTAACATCAGTCACTGAATGTACTGCTATTGAAAATGGATGGGTGTGGAATATACCACTATGGGATAATGTTGGTACGGGTTATGTCTATTCTTCTAGACATGTCAGTAAAGAGGATGCTAAACAACAGTTCATCAATCATATTGGAACTGATGAGGTAGAGTTTAAGCATATTCCAATGAGAATTGGAAGGCATGAGAATACATGGGTCAACAATGTAGTCGCTATTGGTCTGAGTGCAGGTTTTATAGAACCGTTAGAATCTAATGGATTGCTCATGGTGCATGATAACCTAATCAAACTTGCCAAGACACTAAGACGTGGACCTGCATCCCAACTGTTGAAACAGATGTATAATGCAGATGTTAGACGTGAGTTTGACCAGACAGCAGATTTCATTGCAATACACTATGCCTTTACTCAAAGAAGAGACACACCATACTGGAATGATTGTTTTAACAGGGAATATAACTTAGACAGATTGTTTCATTATGGTATGCGTGCATATAGTAGTGAACTATATGAGCAATCTAAGTACACACATGTTGAAAGTGGGTTCCATTACATTGCATCAGGCATGAACATATGTCCACTGACAGAACCAGTGTGTGATTATACTAGTGACGTTGATGCATGGGAAGCAGCAGTAGAGAAGCTACCTATCCCATACTTATATCTGAAGGAGAAATACCAAGCTGTATAGCATTACCACGTCTAAGTCTTATATAATATTGCTCAACAAAATCCTCAACGAATTCTGGTTTAACTAACTGAATTCGTTCTTTTTGTGCATTGACTTCTTCTTCAAATTGATAGAAGGTACGTGATGTTACGGGATTAGCAGTAACAGTATTGGATCCGTTGTAATATACTACTTGGAATGTTGATGGAACTACCTTACCTGCAGGTACAATAATATTAGTACCCATCTTAACTTCCGTAGTAATATAGTCCTTAGTTGCTTCGGGATTATCATACTTATCAGCACAATATTCTTGCAACTGTGAAGTTGACTTTGGCCATTGCTCGTGGTAATTAGTGATATCATTTACTACCAATAATACCCAGTTATAAAATGGGTTCTTATATAATTTAAAAGCAATATCCTCTGGTTTTTCACCATTCTCGACAATATACTCATCGAACATAGCAAGTGATGACTTATACTCAGAGAGTATTTCAGCACGTCTCCATATATTTTTAGTCACCAAAAACTGAGGATCAAGAGCTGATTGTCCAAAGTTGTATAGTAAGTCGGGTAGTGCTTTTAACATTAGTATCCGATGTCTGGGTGATTGGCCATGTTGGATGCTGCAACAAATCCTTTGTCAACACCATTATTAATTCTAGTTCTTGCACCTTCCATATCCATTCTGGTAAGAGCAGTTGTCTCATCAAATGTAAGTTCAACAGTAACAAGAGGAATAGAACCATCAAAGATAGTATTGATTGCACTCATTGGTGTGGTGTTTACATTTAAACTTGTCAAAGCACATATCTTTGTCTTTGGCATCATGGGATGTTGTATTGGTTCTTCAGCTACTTCTAATTTTCTCTGACCAGTACTATCAACTGTTTCATCTACGGGCATGAACATAGGTTCCAATACAAATACATCTGGGAAGGTAAGCAAAACTGCAGAACCTTTACCATTTGATGAACCAGGATGCATACCACGTTTGAACCATTCAATGATTGTCTGTATATCTTGTGATTCCTTAGGATTACGTGCAGCAAAGGAGAAACTAAAACTAAATTGTCTAAATCCCATACGAGAGAACATCTGTATAGCATTTTCATTTGGTGCCATACCACCAAGACCTGCAATGTTAGTAGGACTTAAGGAGTCGTTCACACCGAATGGGTTGGTTGCCATCTGTGCACCTGCTGCCATGTTAGCAGCATATTCGTCTGCATTAACGCCAGGTATATTACCTGCTGCACCAGCCATGTCTTGCAAATTACTAAGTGCTGCAGTGAAACCTGCACCTGCACCTGCACCAAGTGCACCTAATGCAGTAAACTTAGCAGCATTATCTGCCATGAGTGCCATAGTACCCATCTTGAAGGTGTTACCCCAGTCAGCCTTGTAACCGTATTGAAATTCTTCTGGTAATGCTACGAATAGATCTGATGCTGCTAGACCCTTACGTCTTTCGTTCGCTACTTCGTCTTTATCATTCTTTAATGCATTCCATGTGGTAGTCTCTCCATTAGGGAGGGTTATCTCTTTATCTCCACCAGGAATTTCAGTCTTATTTGTCCCATCAAAAGAAAATACATCTGCAAAATCCCACCAAGAATTCTTTTTCCCTTCATTGATGCTATTTTCCATCGTATTCAAACTTGAGTCTGAATCAAATGATGCACCATTGTATATCGTTGATGCTACGTTGGTTGTGGTATTTACTAAATTCTTCATCACACCACTTCTCGCATACGCACCAAGTGCATCGTTTGAGTTAGCAGCAACTTTTTCAAGTGCTTCTTGATACTCGTATCTTGTTATCTTTAAAAATGACGCATAAGGAACAGTAGAGATACCTCTTGGGTATTCAAGTATCGTTCCACCTAACTCTGTATCTGTTTGGTTTTCAGCCATTATCTATTGCGATGTAATTTTTCTACGGGAAATTGACTTAGAATAGGGACATCCATGTCATCAACTTCAAAGAATAACCCGTCTGCCTTCTTTGGGATGTAATAACGTAAAATAGACTGAGGAAATCTGTTGTTATTTATAGCACCAAGTCGAGCTCTTACCTTCAAGTGATGTATATTCGCTCCTAAAAGGTTACCTTTATTGAATTCCATGAGCTGTATGAGTGGATATTGATCCCAAACTTTCAATTGATCTTTAAATTTTGGGTCATATTCAAACAGATACCACTTACCTACTGATGGGTTCTCTGTTGCATTATCATATAGCGAGAGAAATATTTCTTGTCTTATCTTAGTCGTTGATAGTTTTTTGCCTTCTATTGAGGCTACATACTCACTAAATTTCGAGCTCGTGTTCTGTGATGAGTTTGAATTTCCAGAGTCTGTCTCTGCAGTAGCGTTCTGCTGACTTCCACTTTGCTGTGTTTGTGGCATAGGTCATTACCTCCGATAAGTACGCTTTTTGGTTTTTGCGTTGTAAAGGTTTCTTCGGAAGTTCTGTTTGCTTCTTCGGTTTAACCTCTACGAGGTAAGATTGGGTCTTTCCATTTGCTTCCTTGACCTTCATATAGAAGTCAGGGAAGTACCGCCTAATCTTTTTTTGTACGGGATCTTTGTACGGGATTACTATTTCTTCAGATGACCATTCGATTACATTAGGGTTCTTATCACAGTATTGCATAAACTTTCGTTCCCAAAGAGAACGATATATTACAGAGGTGGGGTCACCTTTGTACTTACGATAGTTCTTTACTCGATATTTTCCTTTGTATGACATGATAAATAAAGATGGTCACACCATATTCAATATTTATTTATGGATATCTCTAAGGGATTTACAATAGCACAGTTTCAGCAGAATATTCTGAAGAAAACTGGCGGTATCTCTGCGTCCAACTTATATGCTTTTCAGATTAGTAATCCTGATGAAACTAAGGGATATACTCTTGCGAAGCATTTTAAGGATAACTTAGAAGAGTCCACTGGTATCACTAGCAATGATCTTGTTAACTATCAATTGAATATGTTGTGTAATGAAATACAGGTGCCTGGTGTTACCATGTCTGCTGCCGATTATAAGATGGGCAAGAAAGGTATCACACAGAAGATGGCATCTGCCAAAGTGTTCAATGAACTTGACGTGAGTTTTTTCTGTGATGCAGACTCGCTACCCTATAAATTCTTTAGGTGTTGGCAAGATTACATCATAGCTCCCATTGAGGCTCCAGCGAACTTGTATGGAATGCAGCATACTATGAGTACACAAATTCATAAAGCATATGCACAAAGATACTATGACCAATATACTTGTGATATAAAAATCATAAAGTTGGAAAAGTATGGCGTACCCGAACCAGAGAAAGAGGGAGACAAGAGACGCGACCATGATATAGGATTTATGGTTAATCTTGCTAAAGCATATCCGTACACAGTATCATCTATTCCATACTCAGCAGGACCAGCAAACCTTGTAAAAGTAACTGTTGGATTCTACTACGAGTATAGTCATTTAATTACCAATTAATTATGCCATTACCTGAAATTGTTACGCCAACGTATTCGTTGACGGTGCCTTCTACTAAAAAGAAACTGAAGTACAGACCATTCCTTGTTAAAGAACAAAAGACTTTAATCATTGCATTAGAGCAACAAGATTCTGAGCAGACGTTAGAAGCAATAAAAACTGTATTGAATAACTGCATCATCACCAAGGTCAATCTTGATGATATGGCATTGTTTGATATAGAGTATATCTTCCTTCAAGTTCGTGCTAAGTCAATCAGTGAAGAGATTGAAATGAAAGTCACTTGCCCTGATGACAATGAGACTGAGGTGAATGTAACATTCTTAGTTGATACTGTCAAGGTGCATTTTCCTAAGGGACATACAAATGTATTCAAGATAAGTGATGACATCACTGTAGAGATGAAGTATCCAGACATGGAATACTTTGCTGCTATCACATTCACAAAAGAGAAGATAGATCCATATGAATTGGTGGGTAAGTGTATCAAGAGAGTATATGTGGGTGA